TCTGAGCACCCATCGCCCACACTCCCTGACTTGAAACTGTCTCTGAAATCCGAAACGCCCTCAGGCGTCATCCTCGACCCGCGCGCGAAAGGTCAGATCGACCCTGCGCCGTCCCGCCTTCTCGCGTTGCGCCAACGCCCGCTTGAAATGCAGCGCCACCAACCGGCCCCGCTCCAACACCAACCCGGAGTCGATCAGCGCGTCACAAACCGCCGCCGACACTTCCTTGGCCGTCTGAAACCCCGCATCGTCCGAAATCACCGACACCACGAACTCGTGCCACGCCCCGCGTCCGGTCTTGTCGCTGGCATCCGCCGCCCGCTCCGGCCCCAGCGCCACATACAAGTCCGGCAACCGTCCCTTGGGCAACGCGTCATAGACCCGGTCACCAACCAGCGCCGAAAGCCCCGCGTCGTTCTGCAAGCACTGGTACACAGCCCCCTGCAACGCCGCCGCCACCGCATAGCTCATGTCGCAAGTTCCTCGTCACAAAGGCAGATCAGGAACCGACCACCCGCATCGGCCTCTGTCACAGAATTGATCCGGAAAACGCGCGCCCCGTCCCGAAACCGCTGTTCCGGCAAAGGCCGCGCAGACTGGCCCTGCGGCGCACCCCGGACCAGAACCCGAAACCCGGTCACCGAAACCTGCCCGGCCTCACCGACACTTTCCCGCCCGGACCGCGGCTTTACCTCACCCCACAGAACGCCCAGCGCGACCCAGCTTTCATGCATCCCGCCTGCGCCATCGGGCACCGCCGCCAGCCGCTCCAGCACCAGCTTCGATGTCAGCCGCGGCCCGCTCATGCGCCGAACCCCAGCCGCACCGGGCGATAGCGCGCGATCAGGCTCGTGACGCCAAACGGCATGCACCCCTGCCCCAACGCGGTCTCGTCGCGGTATTCATAATAATGCGCCGCCAGCAGCATCACCGCCTGTGCCAGATCAGCCGGCAGATCACCAAATACCACCGCCATCCCGGCCTGAAACCGAACTTCGGCACTGCCATGCTCCGGGATGGACGGCAAACAGCCCCCCATCGGCACCAACCGGGGTGCGTCGCCATCCGCCACCAGCCCATAACGCGCCGCATCCACCACAACGGCTGCCCCGAACGCATCGACCAACGTCACCTGCGTCACCATCCGAACGGGCGCAATCGGCACCACCTGCCCGGTAACATCCCGCCAACGATGCAGGCTCAACAGGAAATCGCGCACCAAAAGCGCCTTGCCCGTCCGCGCCTCGACCGCCGCAATCGCCGCCCGCAGGAACCCGCTCAGCAGCCCGTCCTGCAACCCGTCCTCGACAAACCCGCTGCCCATCCGCAGATGATCCCGCAACCGCCCCACCGGCAAAGCGGCTTCCGGTATCTGGCTTTCTTCAATCAAATACATCTCGTGTTCTCCGCAAACCTGTCCCGCGTTCAGAGGCCGGTAAGTTGTCGGACGCGCGCCGCCGCCGCTGCTCGGACGGAGGGAGCGGCTAGACAACGCCGGCACACCGGCGCGCGCCCCATGAGGAAGACGGCCCGCACCGCCCTCCCCATGTTCGCCATCACCGATCAGGAAATGGCGAAGCGCAGCAGCTTGATGGCAGCGAAATCGCTCACATCCCCGCCAACCCGCTTTGTCGCGTAGAACAGCACATGCGGCTTGGCACTGAACGGGTCGCGCAGCACCCGCAGATCAGGACGTTCCGCAATCGTATAGCCCGCGCGGAAATCGCCAAAGGCAATCGGATCGGCGTTGGTCGCAATGTCCGGCATGTCCTCGGCAATCAGCACCGGATAGCCCAGAAGCCGCGCAGGTTCTCCGCTGGTGAACCCGTCCGACCAAAGGTGACGCCCATCCGCATCCTTGAGCTTGCGCAGCGTGCCCGCCGTTTTCGAATTCATCACGAACGTCGCATTGGCGCGGTATTCCGCCCCCAGCGCATAGACCAACTCGATCAGCGCATCGCCATTGCCGATGCCACCGGCCACACCGGTCGGCACATAACCAAGATTGCCCCAGGTCCAGACATCATTGTCCACCGCGCCGTGGTTCAGGATCCCACGCGGCTTGTTGTTGCCGTCACCGTCGATGAACGCCCCCGCCTCGGCCCGTGCAAACGTGTCCGCGATCTTGCCCGCCAGCCAGGTCTCGATGTCGAACGCCGTGTCGTCCAGCAACCGCTGGCTCGCCTTGGGCATCGCGCTCAGCTCGTGCAGCTTGATCGAGATGCGGTCGATGGTCGGCGTCCCGGTCTCCGACCGCGAGGCAACCTCGTCGGCCCAACCCGCTCCGGCATTGCCCTGGTCGATCAGCACGTCATAGCTCGACGCCTCGACATTCACGACAGACGCCACGGCACGCAAGGACGCGCTGCTCGACAGCACGCTCTGGATGGTCTGCGATGTCACCGGGTCGATCAGGAACCCGCCATCGCCATTGACGACCGTGGACATGGATTTCACATCCATCTCCAGCCCGCGCAGCGCGTCATCGTCGCCGGTGCGCAGATAGGCGTCGAACGCCTGATAATGCACGTCCTCGGTCTTTACACCACCGGCCAGCGCCGGACGCCCCACAAGGGCAGTCTTTCGATCAATCCTGGTCATTCGCTCTTCCTGTTCCTGTAGCTTTCTGTCGAAGTCGTCGCGCTGTCGGCGCATGTCGCCCACCAGCCCTGCCAACGCGGCACCCACCTGGGTGAACGGAGACAGATCTTCCCCGCTCCGCGACGTTGTCCCGGTCTCACTCATCCCGATTTTCCCATCTCTGAAGGGTGGCCCTAGCCGTCCACCAATGTCCGGCGCGCCGCTTCGATCAGGCGTGCCATCTCCCGCAGGTCAGCCTCCACAGGTGTGTCCCCCTTGGCCGCAACCCGCGCACTGGGCAGCATCGGAAAGGTCACGAGCGACACCTCCCACAGCTCCAGTTCCGTCAGAACCCTGCGGCCCTGCTTGTCCTTTGTCGCGGCCTTGGTGCGATAACCGATCGACAGCCCGTCAATCGCCCCAGCCACCACCAGCGCCGCCGCCTCCCGACCGCGTACGACACTGTCCAGCAACCGGCCCTTCACATACAGCCCGGTCGCGTCCTCGCGCACCTCGTCCCAGATGCCGATGGGCTGCGCCGGATCGTGCTGCCACAGCATCTTGACCGCGCGACCACTCTCGGCCAACTGCTTCAACGATGCGGCATAAGCCCCTGATGCAACGACATCATTGCCCTGATCGCATTGCCCGAACCGCGACGCATAGCCTTCGATCACGCAGCCGTCCGTCACCGTCACATCCGCATCGAACCGGCAAAACTTCCGCTCCAAATCCATCCCGTACTCCCTCATGGCGTCACCTGAACGAACTTCAGGAACACATCCGCCAGCACCGCCGCCGCGACGCCGTACACCGCCAGCCACACCCGTCGCTCCAACCGTTCGATCAACGCCTCGATCCGGTCCAGCCGCCCCGAGATCCCCTCGAACCGCAGCTGAGTGACCCGTTCGTGCCCCTCCAGCCGCAAGGCAGGTGCGCAATCAAACGGCTCGTATCCCCCGCGCCCCTCACTCATCGGCCAGCACCGGCAAACCCAGCAGCGCGCGCTTTTCCGCAGCCGTCAGAAACTCGGCCCGTGCCACCCGCGCCCATTGCGCGTCCCGCTCGGAGGCCAGCGCGGGCACCTGGTCCAGATCGGGTTTGAGCACCAGATCAGCGCCCGCATGCTCCGACAGCCACGCCGACAGCGCCGCCGTCACTCGCGTCACCAATGGCAACACCGTGAGGCGATAGAACGCCCGATGCGCCTCCGCGTAATTGGCAAAGGTCGCCTCGCCGGGAATGCCCAGCAGCATTGGCGGCACTCCGAATGCCACGGCAATCTCCCGCGCCGCCGCCTCCTTGGTCTTCTGAAACTCCATGTCCGAGGGCGAAAACCCCATCGGCTTCCAGTCCAATCCGCCTTCCAGCAACATCGGTCGTCCCGCATTGCGCGCGCCCATGTGATGGCTTTCGATCTCCTCGACCAGCCGGTCATATTGCTCGGTTCCCATGCCCGAAACGCCGTCGACGCCGTGATAGACAATCGCCCCCGAAGGCCGCGCCGCATTGTCCAAGAGCCCCTTGGACCAGCGCGACGCAGCATTGTGCACGTCCAGCGCCTGCGCCGCCGCCACCATCGGGCTCAGCCCGTAATGATCGTCCTGCGGATGAAACGCCTTCACATGACAGACAGGCCGCGCGCCTTGCCCCATCTCGAACCGATGCGCCTTGCCGCCGACCCCGTACTCATAGGCCACCGGCCAGCCATCCGGCCCCGGCACCAGCTTCATCCGGTCCGACCGCAACACATGCAGCTCACCGGGCACACCTTCAGTGCCCACCGCTTCGAAATACCCGTCCCCCGACAGCAAAAGCTGACCATAGAACGCCTCGAACAACTCCGCCTGCCCCTGCGCCGGGTTCGGACGACGCAAGAGGTCCAGCACCGGATGCACGTCAAACCGCTGCGCCCTGTCCTGCAACACCAAAGGCATTGCCGCCGACGCCTCCGCAATCAGCTTGACCGCCCGGAACCCCACCGGGTTGCCGGTAAACCCTGTCCGCGTCAGCGACGCCGTATCCCGCGCCGACCAGGCCACGCGTCCCATGTTCTGCCAGGCCACAACCGGCCCGGCGGCACTGGCCTTGACCTCGATCCCGGCCTCGTCCTTGCGTCCCCGACGAAAGATGTCCCAAACCATGCTGCCGATGCTCCTCGCAAATTCCGTTTCGTTTCCGGTGCGGTCGGAAAGGTCTCTCGAACCCTTCCGACCGTCCCTGCGCCAAAGACCCGAC